TGAGTATTGATAACACCAGTTTTAGATGTTGCCTGTCTCTTGTACTGATCAGCAGACTTCTTCATTTCAAATTGCTTAAGAAGATAGTTTACTGTCTTGCCAGTTGACTTTTTGAATTTTAAGTAATGACTCTTAGCATAGTCAAGGTTTTGTTTTTTCTCTTCGATATATCTTTTCTGATAACCTTCATCATAATAATCATTCCTTTTGAATTCAAATCTTGTGTACTGATCATGGAAATGCTCTGCTAGGTCTTGTTGAATTTTTTTGTGTCCAACAATAACTTTGTCCATGTCTGTGATTTTAGGCATTGAAAGATAAATCCACTCTCTTGAGTCTTCATCAACAAGAGTCTCAATAGATTCTGCTAGTGCTTCCTCTGTAACACACTTTGTTTCTTTTGTGAAGTCTGTCTCTAGAGTAGTACCACCACCAAACTCACCTGTAGTTTGTGTGTCATAGTCTAGTCCCTCATCTTCGTAGTCATCATCGAAGTCTGTCTCATCTTCTCCTAGATCTGGACGACCTTTAGAGTCACCCTCTTCTCCCTGTCCTTTAGGTGCAGGTTGCTTTTCACCTAACTCATACTCACCATCACCATCTTTCTCTCCGTTGAATGG